TATGCATCTGAAGCTGACAGGAGCACACGAATGATTGATCTGGAAATGTATCCGTTGAGCCCACGCCAGAAGGCGCAGTACGAAAGTACTGAGTCGATTGTTGAGATGTTCGGCCAGTACGATCAGACTGCTGGTGCTGATGGCTGCGGCTATCAGGCAGAGTCTGAGCAGGCCAGTGATGGCATTGCTTGTGCTAACTGCGTGTTCTTCATGGAAGGCATGTGCGAGGTTGTGAGCGGTGAGATCGCTGCGGCTGGTTTGTGCAAGCTGTGGGTGATCCCTGCAGGTTTGCTTGAGGGTGAACCTGAACCAGAGGTTGAGCCTGAACCTGTGGTTGAGGTTGAGCCTGAACCTGTGGTTGAGATTGATGGGTTTAAGCGTGGTGTGAAACCTGAGCGTGAGGTGCGCAAGCTTGAAAAGCTTGAGGTTCGTGCAACACCTGATGGTGGTGCGATCCTTGAGGGTTACGCAACTGTTTACGATTACGCTTACAGCATTGGTGATGTTGACCGTGGCGGGTTCATGGAAACAATTATGAGCGGTGCCGCAGCGAAGAGCGCTGGCGAGGCCGATGTGCGTTTGCTGATCAACCATGAGGGCATACCGCTGGCACGCACCAAGTCTGGAACGATGACACTTGAGTCTGATGACATCGGCTTGCGTGTCACTGCGGAGCTTGACCCGATGAACCCACTGTCCGCATCGTTGCGTTCTGCTGTCGAACGTGGCGACATGGACCAGATGAGCTTTGCGTTCCGTGTGTTGCGTGACGAATGGAACAGCGATTACTCCGAGCGGAAGATTTACGAGCTCAAGCTGTTCGATGTATCCGCTGTGACTTTCCCGGCTAACCCGGCCACGATCGCCAAGGTTCGCAGTGATGACACACAAGATTCTGAGAAGGCCACAGGCCGCTCGGTAGAGATGGCTAAACGCCAACTCGAAGCAATACCAGCCCGCCGATAACAAGCCGGAACACATGCCGCCTCCTGGCACATGCGTTCCACTTGAAGTCACTAGCTGTTACCCAATCCCTTTATCAGAAAGGTTCCACATGTTGGACCAAATTCGTACCCTGATCGCAGCAGCGCTCGATGAGCGTGATGCGTCACAAGCTGCAGTTGAGGCAATCCTCGCTGTCGCAGAAACTGAAGGCCGTTCAGATATGACGGCTGAAGAAACAGAGAAGTTTGATGTTGCTCGTGCTGAGCTTCGTGAGATTGATGACAAGATCACCGCATTGCAAACTCGTGAGTCTGACCTCGTGGATCTTGCTACCCGTTCCGACAAGGCCGCTGAGGTCAGAAAAGAAGTACTACCCATGAACATCCGTGTTGTTTCAGAAGAGAAGACCTACCGTGCAGATTCCGAGCATGACTTTTTGAGCGATGCTATCGCTGCGAAGTTCGGCAATGACAACGCTGCGTCTGATCGTCTTGCTCGTGCCCGTGATGAAGCACTCTCCGAGTACCGTTCAACAACTGGCAACTTCGGTGGCCTTGTTGTTCCTCAGTACCTCACAGAGCAGTTCGCTGCGACGCTTGCATCCGGTCGGCCATTCCTCGAGGCTGTCACCAAGGTTGCACTGCCAGCGCAGGGCATGAACATGGTGATCCCTCGTGGCGCTACCTCAACCGGTGTTGCCGCACAGGAAACACAGGGTGTTGCAGTAACCAACCAGACATTCACCGAGTCCGATCTCACGGTTCCAGTGCGGACCTTTGCAGGCCAGCAGGTTGTATCACGCCAGTCCATTGACCGTGGAACCGGTATCGGCCAGATCCTCCTAGCTGATCTCTATCAGCAGTACGCAACCAAGGTCAACGTTTCTGCCATCTCTGGTGACGGAACCGCTGGAGGCCACTTCGGAATCCTCAACACGACCTCGGTGCAGACCGCATCGTGGGCCGCCACAACCGGCTCGTCTCTCGTGGCCAGCATCCACAACGCACTTGGCAAGATCAACACCTCACGCTTCGCAGCAGGTGACCTGATCGTCATGCATCCTCGTCGTTGGGCGTGGCTGTGTGCGCAGTCCGATTCGTCGCTGCGTCCGTTGGTTGCCATCGAGGGTTACAACAGCTTCAACGCTGTTGGCGCTGGTGCAGCTGCAGCGTATGGCTACGTTGGCTCAATTGCTGGCGTAAAGGTCATCACTGACGCTGGCATTCCAACCAACCTCGGTGCGTCCACCGATGAAGATCGCATAGTGGTCACGAGGGCCAGCGATGTGTTATTCATGGAAGACGGCGGGGCTCCGGTCGGGCTTACCCTCAACGAGGTTGCCGCAGCCAGCTTGAACGTCACAATGGTGACCTACGGCTACTCGGCATTCACCGCAGGACGCTACCCAGTGGCCACCTGCAACCTTCAGGGAACAGGCTTCAAGCAGGTTCTTTCCTGAGTTAACTAGGATGGGTGGTGCAAGCAGTGGGCTTGCTTGCACCACCACCTAACCCCGATCAACCAAAGGACAAACATGCAAGAGACTTTTGATCACCCTGGACGAGTGTTGTTGGCGTTCCCGTCAACAGGCCACGACATCTCAACACGGTTTATGCGTTCATTCTGGGAGCTTGACGTTTGGGATCGTGAACGTGCGGTGCAAGTGTGGGAAGCGCTTGATGCACCGGAGTCACCGAACCCGATTGAGTTGCGCCTACTGCACAATTATGTTGCGCTCGAGGCCACAGCGAACCTTGCGAAAGCTCGCAACCGTTTGTGTGACGAGTTCTTAAAGACGTACACGGATGCCGAGTGGTTGTGGTTTGTTGATACTGACATGGTGTTTGAACCGCAGTTGATGCATCAGATGGTTGCACGAGCGGTTGAGCATGACATCAAGATTCTTGGTGCGTTGTGTGTGATCCTGACCGCTGATGGCGTGATACCTACTTTGTTCATTGAGAATCCGCAGACGATCACGCAGGTGATGTTGGATTGGGCTCCGAACCAGTTGGCCGAGGTCGCAGCGACTGGCACAGGTTGCCTACTCATTCACCGCAGCGTGTTGCAACAGATGTTTGATCAGAGTGGTGGTAGTACTAACTGCTGGTTTGGTTTCGATATCCGCTTTGGTGATGACGGCTCGGAGTGGGCGTTGGGCGAGGATGTGAGTTTTTGTTTGCGTGCGGGCGAGCAGGGCCACAAGGTTTATGTTGATACGACTGCGCATGTTGGGCATCACAAAGGCGGCAGGGTTTACTGGCCGTCAGATACAAAGACGATGGGTGTGACCCCACCTGAAGAACCACGCACGACAGATGACAATGCTAGGACCTGATGCCAGCAGGTACATCCTCGCTGGTCGTGGTGTACCAGTGGCACGACCGTTCAACCTTCGATGGTTGCTCCCGACAATCTGCAAGGATGATTTGCGCAGGTGGCGTGCGGTCTGGGTTACGTCATGGGTTGTTGCAGCGGTTGGCATGTTGTGGTGGTGCTCGGATCTTGGTTGGGAACGTGCAGCGGCTGCAGCAGTGTTGTTGCTGGCATTGCCTGGAGTGTGGGGCCCGCAAGTTGTTCGGCCTGTTGGCGTTGATTTACCGGCGATGGCTGTGGCGATCATGGCTGTTGCGTGTTTCGAGCACGGCCTATGGCCACTGGCAATCATTCTGATTTTGGTTGCCGCTTCCATCAAAGAAACTGCACCGGTGTTTGCTGCGGTGTGGGCATGGCATCCAATCATGCTTATCGGTTTGATTGTGCCGGCTGTTGTGTGGTTTGTTCGCAAACCACAACTTGACCAGGTGACTGCACAGCCTGTGTTGCGCAGGGTGTATGAGCATCCTGTGATCACTGCGATGGAGTCTCATCGTGGGCGGTGGCGTGACGCTTGGCTGATGGTCGCACCGTGGGGTGCAACACTCGCAGCGCTTTACCACCCGTCGTGGCAGACGCTTCTGATACTCGTTCTAGCGTACGCACAGCTGTTGGTTGCTACTGACACGGTTCGCCTGTTGCACACGGCTGCAGGGCCTGTGATGGCCTTAGCGGCAGCACAAGTGCTACCTGTGCAGTGGTTGCCGCTGATACTTGTCGCACACTTCTTCTGGTGGAGAAAGCCCGAGGTCATCTGATGCATCACGCAGTTCTCGAATGGGTGCAACGATGGGTGCCAACAGGGCAGTCAAGTGTGCTCGATGTTGGCGGCAGAGACATCAACGGACAACCGCACTACCTGTTCGAGCATTCCACGTTCGAGATCGTTGACCTTGTGGACGCACCTGGCGTTACTTGGGTAGGCGACATACTGGACTACGGCAACGAACAAAAGTTTGATGTGGGCTTACACCTCGAGGTTGCAGAGCACACACCTGATTGGCCGCTACACATCGCACACATGAAGAACCTGCTCGATCATCGCAAGGGCCTGCTGATCTTCACCGCAGCCTGTTACGAACGTGCACCACACTCAGCGTCTGATGGTGGGCCGTTACAACCTGACGAGTACTACTTGAACGTGGACCCCGACAACCTTTCTGTGATCCTCACACGCAACTTCGCAAAGCATGTGATTGATGTGCAGGGTAATGATGTGAGGGCTGCAGCATGGAGATGAACGCATGACAATTACTAATGGTTATCTCACACAAGCTGAAGCACTTGCCTATGTTGGGCAGAACCTTGTGCAAGACACAAGCCTTTTGGATGATGTGGTTACGTCGAGCTCGAGGATGATCGACCGTTACTGCGGGCGAGAGTTCTTTCAAACAACCGAGGCTCGTACGTTCGCCACATCTGATGACATCTACTCACTAGGTTTCGGTTCGTTTAACGATCTTGTGAGCGTCACGACACTTAAGACAGACCCGACTGGCGCAGGCGTTTACTCCACGACGATTGGTGCGACAAGTTTTCAGTTGTTGCCGTACAACGCATCGCAAATGTCTGAGCCATACGAATCGTTGCAACTTCTCGGTGGTGTGCAGTGGCCGGTGCCAACGTTCAACATGCGGCAAAACACGGTTGAGATAACTGGTGTGTGGGGGTGGCCTTCTGTGCCGCTTGATGTGAAACAGGCGTGCAGGATTATCGTGGCCGAGATTTCCAAGATGCAAGAATCACCGCTAGGTGTTGCAGGGTTTGGCGAGTTCGGTGTGATGCGAGTATCTAAGACGATGCCGCCAAGGGCTATGCAACTGCTTGCACCGTACCGGCATGGGCGCAACTTTGGTATCGCATGAGTACCGCTATCAGCAACCGTGAGATCCGTGAAGCACTCGCACAAGCAGTTGGTGCGGTAGCTACCATCAATGTGTACCGCTACCCGCCAGACAACGTAAACGTGCCTTGTGTGATGATCAGCGGTATAAACATGAAACCCATCACGTTCGATGGGAACCGTGAAACGACTGTCGATGTGATTGTTATGGTGTCACGCAGGAGCGTTGACCAGATGGCAAGCCTTGACCAGCTGCTTGACGCTGATGATGCGAGCTCGGTGATCACAGCTATTGAAGAAGCTAACGCACCTGGCATCGATTTCTTTGTTGAATCGTTCGGTTCGTACCGTGAGCTTGTTGTGGCCGATGTTGGGTATTACGCAGCAGATGTTGTTGTTAGGGTTATGACCTGATGGGTACATCAAAAGATGGTGCAGCGCTAGCAGCGAAGCTGACTGTTGCCGCATCAGCTATTGCGAACGCCAACAGGGATGCGACCGCTGCTGCAGCGCAGGAGTACAAAGAGTCTGTGCTGGCAACAGGTCGTGTTGCTACCGGTGGCGATCTGCGGCTTTCTAAGTGGGGCAAGAAAGGTGTGAAGCTTGGCGCTGGTTACGATGTTGACGGGCAGCAGCACGCCAAAGCAACTTTGACTGCGAGGCCGATGGGCCCTTGGAAAGTTGTTGAGTACGGTGCGGCTTCACATCCGATTGTGCCTGGTGCGACTAAGAAGATGCGTCAAGGTGCGCAGCTGATGTCTTTGATGACTGGCATGGAAGTATCTGCAGAAGGTGTTGCTGGTTCCCGTAGGGGTGCAAAGAAGCGCAGGGTGATGGCATGGGGCACTGGGAACGTTGGTGCTTATGTGCGCCACCCTGGCACTAAGGGTAAGAAGGCATGGTCGGTTGGTATTGCCAAGGGCACACCTGATGCGATACGTGCCTATAAGAAGAAACAGGTTGAGGCGTTGGGCAAGGTTTTCTGAGTGCGTATCCTTGTTGTCCACCCCGGTCCTAATTTCAGTGTGCAAGATGTGCATGATGGTTGGGTTGAGGGTTTCGAGCAGTTAGGCCACGAGGTTCAGCAGTACAATCTTGGTGACCGTCTCACATGGGCCAGTGTTGCGCATCTGGGTATGGATGACGGCACCTACATCAAAGCCTTTCCGAAAACAGAGAACGTGTACTCGTTTGCGATCAGTGGTCTGCCACAGGCTGCGTTGTACTGGTGGCCACAACTCATCGTGTTCATCTCAGGCTTTACGGTTGACCCGCAGTTTCTTGAGGTTTGTCGTGGGCGTGGTATCAAAACCGCTTGTGTGATGACCGAATCACCGTATGAGGAATCACGGCAACTGCTGATCGCACCGCACTTCGATGCTGTGGCGTTGAACGACCCGACGAACATGGGCCAGTATGCGACGTTGACAACAGCGGTTTACACACCGCACGCTTACCGGCCTGAGATCCATTTTGAGGGTGAAGCACACGAGGACTACCTGAGCGATTGTGTGTTTGTTGGTACGGGTTACCCGTCGAGGGTTGCTTTCC